ATCTGCCGTGCCAAATCCTGACCTGACAGCGCGCCAAGAGCGTTTAGGCCGCTCAGTTGCGTGCCAAATTGCTGTGATTGCAGGCCAGCGAGGTTTTGCTGTGCTGCAAGTTGGTTCTGACGTTCACGCGAATAGTCTTGATAGGCGATGTCAGACGCAACGTCTGATAGCCCTTTTGTCAAAACCTCTTGGTTCGCGCCGCTCCCCATTCTGCCAGCACGAGCAAACTGACTTTGGATTCGGTCCTGCACCGGATCAAGTGCGCGGTTTATCGCGCCTTGTAGCCCCGGTGAGCCACTAAGAAAGTCTCCGCGTGCAGTGGCGCGGGTCATGTCTATTGCTTCACCCAGATCAGCGCCGCCAGCTACCCCGCGTGCAAATGGCAATGCCTCATTGGTCATGCCACCAGCCGCTGCTGAACGAAACACGTTAGCGCCCAACCCGATGCCACCACCGCCTCGTGCAAAGCCGCCATAGCCTGCAAGCGCCGGGTTTACAAAGCCACCTGTGGCAGCGGTGTTGATTGTATTCTGTGCGCCGCTTATGAGAGGTGAGCCAGCCAGAGCGCGGTCACGCACCATGTTGAGCGCCATCTGGCTTTCGGGGGCAAACCCCACAACGGTGCTGCCAGGATAATACCCCGGCATGTCTGACATATACTGGTCTTTGGCTTCTGCCAGACCAAACTCAAGAAACGGCTTTGCGTATGCGGGCGGCTCTACTTGCGTATTGACCGTCTGCGAACCGCCGCCGCCACCACCTTTACCCATAGTATTTAACTCCTACCGTTGCGGCTTCTTCGTAGCCGTTTAGGGCGCGCACCCACCCACGTCGCCCAACTATTTCAGAAGCCGAGCAACCCCATGTTTTCGACCATTCGATTGCTGCTACTTCCAAATCCCGCAGCGTCTCAAGGTCGCCGCCAGCCAACCAGAAACGCAGTGTGCGGCGTTGCGGATAGTCGATAATTTCTGTGACAAGCGCCGCTTTGCTTTCTGGCCAAAACTGCGCGTCTCCTGCCAGAACAACGCGCAGTACATCTTCAAGCGTATGAGAGAATTGAGCATATTCCAGTGCGTCCTCTATGTAGTCGCCGCACCGCTCCCACTCAGCCAATAACGACGTATCCGAAAGTTCTATCGGTCTGAGCATTGTTGGCGTGCGTGACTGTGAATGACTGCTTTGCGCGGGTGCTGACATATATCGTCCCATTACCCACCTCTGCCGCAGCGTTAGCTGTCTGCGGCATCAGAAGGATGATGCTGCTTTTGCCTGCACGGAAGTCAGTCACAGCCGTTGTTGCTGCGCTGGCAGTGCAAGTAAAAGTGCCTGTGTTGTTTGACTTGCCATCAACCAGATTGTTTACAACCTGACTGATTTCGCGGGGCGTGCCGCCTACATATGGCAGCTTGAGAAAGTTGCTCATCGTTGCCCCAAAGGCTTCACTTCTAAGTCGTAGCCAATCAGTTCTTTCCACGCGCCAGACAGTGTGAAACGCATCCTGTGATAACGTCCGACAGCGCGGGATGGCAGGAAGCCGTCATCATTGAGAGCCGACGACGAAGTAAAAGACACGATATCTGCTTGGCTGTTGCGTGTGCCTATCTCTGCGCTGATCGTGCCGTTGGTGAAATACGGCACAATCTTTGTGACATTTGACAGCCTGCCATCTACCAGCTTGTTCTCACCAGTCGTCAGCGTTGCTGTAAGTGGCGCTGCCGTGAAGGACGCTATTTTGTTGTCCTTCGCGCCGCCAAACGTAAATGTGCCGCCTTTGAACAACCGGCTGTCGAGCGTGGTGTTCAGCCCGTCAATGCTGCTGCTGATATTGTCCAGAGCCTCAAGCGTTGATGCGGCGGTGAAAAACGTGCCAAGAACGTCATGCGTGATTTCAGCCGTTGACCACCTGTTCACTGCGTAGTTGTAGAACAAGATCGTGTCCGGCGTGCCGTCTCCACTGTTCTGGCTTGGGAAGCCCCACGCTACGATCTGATTGACTGGATCAAGCGAACAGTTGATGCGCTCTGCAAAGCCAATGTTCAGATTGTCATAGAACCACTTGTTCACCTTTTCAGAGCCAATCGGAACGCTGCTCTGTCCGTTGAACAGGTAAAAGCCGTCATCACTCAGATAGTAAATCTGGCTTGGACCGATGGCGGCATATCCACCTTCAAACGGCATCCCGCGCGCTGTCTCAACATTGTCAAACTGGAAGATCAGCGGATCGCCAATATAGCTGAACCGGCTGATGCCCTTTTCCATCAGCGCCACACCGTACTCGCCGCCGACAAGGCCGGTGACAGCGCCCAAATCTGCGATGTCTTGGAAGTCAGCCTGATTGGTGCCGACAGTCCAGCTTGTCTCATCACCGATGGCAGACCATTGAACGCGGTACGGATTGGTGACATAGCCTGTCACAACAAAGTCCCGCACCACCGTCACATACCTTGCTGACGGTGAGCCACTGATGTCGGCAAATGCAGTTGAGGAGCCAAGCTCCCAAAACTGCAACGTCTCGCCGGTATCGCCTGCCACTATGAGCTTGCGGCCAAACTGTGCGACTTGCCAGTTATCAAACGCGCCAAGCGTGTAGTTGCCTGCCTTTGACACGTTATCAAGCGCGCTTGTGGTGTTATTGAATTTATAGATTTTGGTGCCATCACCCGCGAACAGATGCGTTGAGCCGGTGTTGTCTTTTGCTGCAAACACCTTTCGCAGCCGGTCATCTGCCGCACCTGACAGCGTTGCCAGATTATTCACCGACCTGTAGCCACGCGCTGCTGGCAGGACGTTCTGCGCTACACTGATCGGCACGCCAAAATCGGTTTGATCCGGCAACCATTCTCCAAACTGTATCATTGATTCAGCCACGTCCTCGTATTGCCGGTCTGGTCAGCCCATGTCTCCGCACCAGCGGCTATCACCGACCAAGAACCTGTTGCCGTTTGTTCGGTCCACGTCTCCGTACCGGCGGCGATATCACTCCATGTCTCGCCTTCATCCGCGATGGTTGACCAATCTTCGCCAAGTATCTTCGGGCTGACCGACGCGCTGATAACTGCTGCGCCAGAACCATCCATGACGGCAGTGAATTTCTGCGCGCCCGATGCCGCGATGACGGCATTTGCGCTGCCCGTTACGTCCAGCACGATGTTGTAAGACGCTGACGCCGAAACTGACGTTGCAGCCGTGCCAGATGCAGTCTGGATACGGGTTGCAGCACCGCTTGCAGAGATTGCAAAGGTCGCGCTGCCCGGAAACACGACAACCGCAACCGCGCTTGCCGCGATGTTCAATGCGCCAGTTGCTGCCCCGCTGGCTGAATGTATCTGCACAGCCGCACCAGAGGCGCTTACAGCCGCGCTGGCGCTTGCTGACGCCGCCTGTATACGGACAGCCGCACCGGACGTGCTGAAGGCTGTAGCGGCGCTTCCAGAGCCTTCAAAAAGGTTGATGTTGTCTAGCGACTCCAGACTTCCGATGAAGTCCAGATTGTCGAGACTGCCCCAGTTGTCTAGCTGCTCAAGGGTCGGGCCAAGTATCTCTGCCATCTGACCCTCCGCTTATGCTGCGGTGATGGTAATGCTGCCGCTGTTGATCCGAAGAATGTCACCTGTGGCAATCGTCTTGCTGCTGTCGAAAGCACCATGACAAAGCAGATTGCCGCCCGATGAGGCATCAAAAATTCCGAAGTGCGTGATGGTGCCTTGCGACCCTGTTGCCGCCGGAAAGTTCACCGTTGCGTTTGATGCCGCGCTGCCACCGGATGCTGCTGCGAAGGTAATGGCCTGACGCGCATATCCGTTGCCGCTTGTCTCTGTGCCAGACGCATCATCTGCAAGGCTCTCGCCAGCGTGGCCGATATAAACTGCCGATGGCATGGTAAAGGAAGACGTGCCGAGAAGATGGTCAAGAACCTTCAACTCCGCATAATCAGAAAGTGCAGACATGATATGCTCCTACGATGCTACAGAGTTTTGCCGCTGGTAGATGCTCGTCATGTGGAGCGTTCCAGTGCCGTAATGCGCGCGTTGCTCGTCTTTCTTGATTTCCTCAATCGCGCGGGAAAACTTCTGGTCATAGACTTGCGCCCTGGCGTCATCCATGAGGTACAGATACGCCTCGACCAAAGCGCCGTTGAGGTAGGCGTCGGGATGGCGTGTGAGAATGTTGTTGGTGGCGTTGCTGTCGCTAAGAGCTTCCAGACTGCCGATATAGACAATCTCTGCGGTGTAGTCAGAGTCTGGGATGGGGCGAAACTTAATCTCAGTGCCGACGATGCTGTAGGCAAGCGGCTTGCCCCCCGCACCACTAAACTGGCTGTCCAGTGCTGTGGGTGAACGGTATTCCAATACAGTGTTTGGGCTGGTGTTCAGCTTTACCTCACGCACCTCACGCAGATCCGTGGGCAGCGCCACATACTCATCATTCGCGGT